GAACATTGCCACCATGTTTCATCATGGTAATCAATCCTCCGCGCTTCGCTTCATAAGAGTAATCTTCGGGGTAGTAATCTTCGGGATAATAATCGGCGGGATAGTAATTGTCCGTATATTGAGGTGAATCCGCTACTACTGTGTAACCATCAGTGTAATCATCAGTGTAGTCTGGGGTAGCGTCGCCAACAGCTACCGTGTCATCACCACCTCCATCGGCCAAACGATACAGGTCATACGAGCCATCGGCGTTCTTTTGATAGACGTTGCCATCCTCGTCTTCATAGAAATCGTTTGTTGCCAAAACGTCATCAGTGGGCGTCTCGTTTTTTACTACTTTTTCGTCTGGAGGAGCATTACCAACCCACTTAGGGTTGTTTTCTTCGTCTAGTTGCCACCCCGGTCTTAGGTTTCCTTCGTCATCGAAAGGAGACCCCCCGCCTGCTGGGTCTGTGGGGAATATGTAAGTGCTGTCGGTTGTGTTATTCGCGGCCTCTTCTTTTGCTTTTGCGTCAGCTTTTGCAATGTCGGCTTTGGACTTTGCAACTGCGGCAGCCTTGTTTTTTACTTCCTCAGCTTTTTTTGCCGCTTTTTCAGCAGCAGTCTCTGCCGCCGTTTTTGAGATGTTTGGCTTGGAAGTAAACTTGTCAATCAGCAACTTTGCAGCAGCGCCGAGAGCCGCGCCCGTAAGAGCGTTGCCTACCTTTCCTGCGGTAGACGTAGTTGCTGGTTTTTTTGTAGAAGTCAGTGTCTGCTTTGGCGTACCAGACGTGCTGGTAGTCAAAGAAGGTTTTGCAGTTGACGTAGTGCTGGTGGTCAACGAGGGCTTTGTCCCACCGGAAGTTTTAGGGGCCGCAATAGTTGACGTTTTAGGCGCTGAACTAGACGTAATAGAAGACGCACCCCCGCTCGTCACTTTGGGCGCACTACCAGAATCGCTGATAATGCTACTCAGCGATGAGCGGTTAATCGCCCTACCTTGCGGCAGCGGGTTTTTTGAAGTGCGTTTTTTTAAAATAGCCATTTTGTTACGCCTTTTTCAAAAGCGATGTCAACGTCGCGACGTTAGTTATTGGAGTCAACTTCGCATTGCTTGCCAAGTTTTTCGGCGGTGCAATTGGAACCGCTTTTTGTATTGGAATCAACTTAGACACATCCATCTTGGCAGGCGGTGCAACCTTGCTAGGAGACTGAACCGCCTGCAAAGCACCAGTAGGACGAGCCACAGGAGCGCGTGGCGCTGGCCTCTTTGGTTGGCTCAATGCCTGCTTCAACAAATTCCCTGCGGTAGCAACCAGTGGCTTGGTAATGTCCGTAGGTTTCAATCCCATAGAACTTGCCATTTTTGCTTCGGGCGTTGTTGGCGCAATGGCGCTCAACCCACCTACAGGGGCTTCAGGGGCTAGGCCAGTAGTCAACAGGTCTGTAGCTACCGGGGCTTCAGGTACAACGGCAGGCAATTCAACAGGCGGAGCCATTGTTTCCAATGGGCTTTTTGGCTCTGCTTCAGGAGTAGGCAAAGCAGCAGCAATGTCACCCACGCTCGCAGGAATGTCGGTGCTGACAGGCTCATCTGAAACTGGCGTCTCTGCTAGGTCAGCAAAATCAGTAACAGTCTCGCTTTTGGGTGCTTCCGTTAATGGGGGCAGTACCGCAATATCAGATGTGGCTTCTTCCCCTACTGGCTTTGCTTCAACATTGGAATCAACTGTTTCGGCGGTGTTGTTTACTCCGCTGTCAGATAACTGCACCTCAGAAACAAGTTCATTTGGGATGCCCGCGCCAGTAACATCTAAATTTAAAGGCTCTCCTTCTTTCTTCTTGTCCCACTCGGTGGCAACATTTTTAAATTGTTCGTCAATCGTGGTGTTGAGGGCTTTTGTCCCGGAATTAACTCCAGAACTAATAGCGCTGTTTGTGAATGCTGTTGCAAAATCACCTTTGCCGGTTATTTCCGAAGTAATGCCAGAAGATAAAGCCTTTGTTCCTGCGTTGTATAAAGTGGTTGCGTCCGTTAAATCTAGGCCGCTCTCTTGAGCCAATTGAATAACATCGTCTTTGACGTAGCTTGCCACCTCGCTAACGCCAGCAGAAACCAAGCTACCCGTAAAGCCGCCAGAAAAACCGTCTTGAAAATCTCCGCCTTTTACTTCAGCAATTGTTCCGTTCACCAAACCCTTGCTGATTGCGGTGCCTGCGGCCTCGGCAAAGGTTTCGCTCATTCCAACTTCTACAAATGTTGAAGTCACAGTAGAAGAAAGCACACTTCCCACTTCCGCGCCAAGGTATGAAGTACCAGCCGAAAGAACAATGTCTTCTAGGTCGCCACCGCTTGCCGCAGTAATTACCGCCGATGTGACCCAAGGAGGGATACCTATAAAAGAACCCGCAATAGACAATAGGGTTGGAAGCGGGTCTTCAATTACCGCCTCGACCACATCGGCTACTTTTTCGATAACGTCGCCAACAAAATCAACAACGTCCTCAACAACGTCACCGACAGACTCAAAAACGTCGCCAACAAAATCGCCAACGTCTTCAATAATATTTGCAATGAATGACATGATTATTCCCTATCTTCACGTTTTGGGCCTAACTTGACCGTTACGCGGAAGCCGCGCTTGGTTCTCTCGGCTCTGTATCCCATGCCCTCTTGCGGAGGATTACGCGAAATGGCTTTAAAAATGTTCATAATGGTCGGGTCTTCAAAATCACTGACCAGCGTATCAAAACCCATCTTGTACGCACCCTGAATGAAAGCGTATGAGTTTTCAAGGTAATTGCGAGCAGTGTCTGCATTGAGTGCGCGGAACACACCAACACGACCCGCTGCGTTGTGAATTATAAAAACGGTGTTGCCATCACGCACAATAGAGGTGCCGGGCATATTCATCTCTTTAATCATTGCTGCGTAGAGGGTGGACGCAGGGTGCGGCGACTTAGTCTCTTGAGCGGCAATCATCAAAACTGCCTCTTGGCTCAGTTGTTTAGTTTTGCTATCGACAAGCATCACATCCCCCTAAAAATTGCGGCGGAGTAGATGTTACCCATACCAGCCGCCAGACTCATTATCAGACCATCAGGTGGCGCTGTCGATTCCGAAATGAATACCGAATCGCTTTCAGTTCGGTTATCAATTGCCGGAACAACACCAGACCTAATATCGTTTAAAAGTAAAAGTGTCTCAAGCAGTCCGCTGCTACCCATCGTGTGACCAATTTTTGGTTTATACGATGTCGCAACAAAGTGCTTTAGCGTTTGGGTCAAGGCGTTCTTTTCAGCCTTGTTGTTGGACGCTGTTCCAGTGCCGTGGGTTTTGACTATTTTAATCTCATCAGGTGAGATATTGCCATAGTGCATTGCGCCCTCCATAGCCTTAATAAACCCCTCGCCGCTCTCACACTGCCCAATTGCGTTTGTAGAGCGCTCTGAGGCGCTGTACGCCCCCACCAGACTGGCTTGGGGCTTGATTTGCTGCTTCTCTACAGCCTTGCTGGAATCAAACACAGCCAAAGCAGCCCCCTGACCCACGCGGAACCCTTGGTTGACGCTGTCAAAGGCAGATGGCTTGATACCCAAATCTTCTTGGGCTTGAGTCAATACGGCCTTTGCACAACCAAAAAACTCCAGAACCGCATTTGATACACCGTCCTCTACCGTGAGAACAATAACGCGCTCAAAGTCGTAGGACTGCATGAGGTTTTGCACATCCATCATTACCTTGAGGCTGGAGGCGCAGGCGCTGGCGTCGGTAATCACCATGTCCATCTCGCCAAAAGACTGAGCGATACGACCAGCGTATACCTGCGTCAACGTGAAGGGCAGGAACTTGTAGGTATAGGTCAGGCGGGAGTTGTAGTCCCTTTGCCCAATTCCGGCAAAGTGGGCATTCCCGCCAGCAAGGATAAAGGCGGTCTTTCCAACAGGATTCTCACGCAAGGAAGCAATCAACTCAGGGTCGAGAACTTTCTCCGCCATCTTGTGAGGAACGTATACCAGACCAGATTTTGTCCGATTGTAGGTGTCTGGAAACCAGTTCACCTTCTGCGGATAGATGATGTCGTCAAAAAGTTCTACTTTTTCCGTTGAGGCTGTACGGTAGTGCGTAAGGTAAATCATCGGCACACATCCGCCACTTCTTCCATAGAAGCCGGTTCTTTTGTTTTGATTGCCATCACGAGGTCATGTAGTTCTTGAATGGACGTAGGTGACCAGTCCTTGCTTTCCTTTTCCGAAATACCGTATATCTCCGTAATGAACATCATCAGTAATATCCCGTCAAGGCTGTCTAATCCCAAGTCCCCAAACTTGTCTTCCATAGACGTGGCGGCAATAACTTTGACGTGCGCCGGTCGCGCCACCTTAGCCACATAGTTAAAAATTTCAATGAAGTTCATATTTCCGCTTCTTGAGTTGTCTGATTGATTGCCCCGACAAGCGCTGATGCCCATTCTTGCCAGCTATCGTAGATGTATGGGCCGGGGATGCCCTCGTTCGTAAAAATATCAATTGCCTTTAACCCCGCAGCCCAATCCTTCCAATTTTCCTCTTGCGTATTTGCTGATAGCTGTTGAGCCGCATACGCTTCGCACATCAGACTCGACCAAGAGTCCCATGTGTGATAACGCGGGTCGTATACAAGCGCAACTGTCATTTTACGTCCCGTAGGGTCTGGAGTCGCCAATAGTTACGCTTAACAGCACCTTGCCCATTTGGTAATCTCCACCGCTCACGTTGCTTCTAAAGCGCAGCCGAATCTCGCGCCTTTGTTGTCGCATGTCAATCTTCCCTGTGTCCGGGTCAAATGGGTATTCTTGTGAAACCACATCCGCTGATTGGGCGTAAGGTCGGCCAGTCACTTGGAAAGTCATTGGCCCTTCTTGAATAAAGTCAGGCTCAACGCGCTCTAAGTTTACCCAGAAGTTCTCGCCCACGGGGGAGGTCTGTGCAGGCCCGCCAGCAACAAAGCCCAAGTCGCTAGTCTCAAAAACGCTATCAATGGCATTTGAAGAATCAAAGAGAACCTCGTCTGTTCCAATCTCATGCTGCCAAAGGGTAATCCTGCCTGCCGTTGTATTGAACGTCACGGAGACGGTTGCTGACGCCGTGGCTGGGGTGTCTAGCGTAATAGTAAAGTAGTTGGGAGTCGCGCTAGGTGCAATTGCAATCACAAGAGAAATATCTGTAATGCCTGTGCCAATGACCTGCTGTCCCAACAAGACCAAGTTGTTAATTGGTATTTCAATGTTTGCGCTACCATTAACGGTAGTCGCAGTAGTGGCAAACACTTCTGTCAACTCACTGAGAGTTGCCCCGGCATTGATGGGGTAATGGAACACCTGAGAGAAAAATCCCGCCGTTCTTTGAGCGCCCGCAGCACCACCAGCGTCATACCAACAGTCTTCGCGAATGTTGTAGATGATGCAGTCGTTGCACTCCTCGGAATTTCCTGACGGGAAGAACCACCAGATTTCGCCAAAACGAGGGACTTTGTTAGCGTATACCTTTTGCCGCTGTTGATAATTCAGATTGTCAAAAAAATAGTTCTGGTTAAACGTGTTCTTGATTTCCTTGACCACACCGTTATAAAGTAGGAATCGGTCACTGCCAATCCAATAGTAGATGCCGTCATACTCAATAACGCACTGGCTTGACATTATGGATGACTGGCTGGTAATGATGTCGTAGCGCCAGTAGAACGTCTGTGGCGAGCCTGCGACCGTCACGGTGGTAGGTGAGTAGCTAACGCGAATCAGCGAGTCCAGAGACCAGAATAATCCAGATGGGGCGTTAGAGCCACCACGCACCGGCAAACCCTTCACAATCTTGGTTGACGATACGTTTGTTTCGTTGGCGTCTGCGCCGTTCCAATCGTATGGATTACCAGCAACGCTGTTCTTAATAAGTCCGTTGTCGCCGTAGACGAATACGTAGGGGTGGAGAACAACTACGCCGCCAGATACCTCAATAACGTCTCCCGTAGGGGTAGCACCTGCGGTATCTGCCAGCGGAGACATTTGAGTGCCACTGATGTCGCCAGCAAACACTGGGGTGTTTACAATGGCATCAATCTGGGCAAGATTTTGACCGGCGTGAGCCAACAGCAATTGAAGGTTTGACCCTTGCGAATCAAACATGGAGTCAAACTGCCACAGGTTTAAATCGCTTGGGGTGAACTGCCCGTTAGTGGTTGCCACGGGGACAGAAAACCCAGAACCTGTTCCGCCGATAGACGCCGCCGTAGCACTCAACACATCCCCAACATCGTAATAGTTGCCAACCGTCGTCACGGTAACTGTAGTAACAGTATTCCCCGCAACAACAATAGTGGCCTGAGCGCCAGTACCGGAGCCTCCAGTAAGCGGCACCAAAGTGTAGGTTCCGTTGGTGTATGCAGAACCCCCAGTAATTGTTCCCAACGTAAGAATTGGCGCACCAAAATCTATTGCGTTAATACCAGCGCCGACGCCGTTGTTGTCTACATTGACAACCTCTAGTCCGTCGTTGTAACCATTAAATACTTGGTTGTTTCCGTCTACGGAGTTGACGAAGATGCCGCGAGAGTATCCATGCGCATCACTGGTGATGGCACGATAGCCACCAATCTTTCGGGGGCGACCACGCTGGAAGCGCACCCACAGTGCGTCGGTGTAGAAGTTCATATCGAAAATAGTGCCGTCCCGTTGAACTCCCGGCAACGTGTCGATAGTGAAAACCTTCTTGACCATTAAAATGCCCCGCCAGAAACCCCGCCTGTAAAGTTACCCGTCCCAACAATTGCCAATCCAGTTGCCGACAACGTAGAGCACAACACGCCCAAGATGGCAAGGTTGTACTCGCCAGAGGCGGCGCGATACAAACCCGTTGTTGGCTCAGAGGCAAAGTACAAAGCAGGGGATGCTACCGTGCCGTCAATCAACCCAATAGACGAAGAACCCGCCAATACCGTGTTGGCGTTGACCAAGTTTACTGAGTCACAAATCAACGTAGATTGCTGGTTTGAGGCAATCGTTGCGTTTGAGCCACCTAAACCCGTAGTTAGCGTAACGGTGAAGTTGGACGCACCTCCTACGGTAGCGTTTTGGACGTAATAAACCTGCACCGTTGGTGGCACGGTGATGGTGACGTTTCCTGTCAAGGTTCCAGTGTACTTCTGAATTACGTTTGAAGCCTCGGCTGCTGTCAGGGTGTAGGTTCCTGACACAACAGCTTTTGTCAGTTGGGTGAAAGCAAACTGTGTATTCTTGCCCAGCCCAACGGTGTAGAAGGTCGTGCCAGAGCAAACAATGATTGCCGAGTCGGTAGGCTGGAAGATGATGGAGCCAGAGCCGTTTATAAGGTTGCCGCTAGTTCCGGCGATGGTTAGGGAGCCAGTACCGGCATTGCGCACCAGCATGAACCAAGAGTTGCCAAGAGAAGCTGCGGTTGGCAAAGTTAAAGTGCCTGCGCCCCCAGTCCACGCATAGCAGTTGGCAAGGTCGGCAAATACCGCCGTGTAGTCAGACGAGAAGGTTGTGACGGGTTGGGACTGGTTCAGCGTTTGGCCGATAGCAATAAGACCGTAACCAGCAAGAGTCGCGGCATCTTGACCAGAGGAACCAATACCAAAAGCAATGATGCCCCAAACACCCTCCTCAGTACCGTTGTCGGTGATGTAGATGTATTGGGCCTCACCTACCAACACCGTCACAATCGTGTTGATTCCCGCAAAATCCATGACCGTGAAGTCTTCCCCCCCCGTATTGCGAATCAGTGCGTCCTGACCCACAGATGCCTGATTAGCTGGCGGCATCCACAACTCAGAAACCCCAGTTGTAGTGACCTCCATAATACGAGCGGCGGCATCATCTGCCGTGCTTCCGTTGATAGGCCACGTCAATTGAAGGTTCGTGTTCGCTATTGAAATATCGCGATACGAAACATCCGTAGGTTGGACTACGTTTCCGGTAAAAGGGCTATTGAATGACATATTTTAGGTATCCATAACGACAGCTTGTCGGTCGCCAATACGCAGCAAATCCTCTGATTTCAATGTCTGAATTATGAGGTCGTAGTTTTGCTGCCACATGGGTGTCCGCTCATCGTTCTTGATATACGGCATTGCTTGCAACAGACAGCCGTAGAGCAAAGCCTGCGGAGCGTAAGTGGTGAACCAATTGGTTTGATTGGCAGAATCAAGCGGCTGAAGCCGCTCGTAATACAGAACCTCAAATTCGTAGTCTTCTGCTGGACTAGGAGACACCAGCCAGTGCGTGTAGTCGTAGTCTCCGTAATAGTCTGGCGCACCAGTCGTTGTGGCGTCAGGGGTGTATTCACGAAGGTATTCGTACTTGCGGAGCAATACGGGTTGCTTCTGACCGTCTACGGTAACATTGAAAGAAACCGTCTTGTGCCAACGGGCAGGCTTGTCAATGATGGGCTGACCTATCGTCATGTTCGATGTCTGAACCGTCAGGTTGCCAAGGAACTTAATTTGACTCGCAATGATTTGCTCTGCCAACATAATGAACAGAGGAATTTTGGCGAGCGTATCGTCATCAGTGCGGTCGAGGTAGGATTGAATATTTTCGACCAAAGAGTCGTAAGTCATTACACTGGCTATCGACATATACCCTCACCATTTTTTAAAATAGCTACGCGCCCCATCATTTTAATTGTCACCCGTCAATTTGTCACTTATTGGAACTTCTGGTTTTTGTTCTTTGGCTTCTTTTTGGATAGCCTCAATTAGCTGAAATACCTCTACGTATGGGCGACTACCAATGTATTGAATGATGGCGTTTACAAGGTTTGCCGATAGTTTGATGTCGTTCATGCCACCCTCTAATCTTGTATAAAAGTTTGTTTATTTTCCAAACATCTGTTTAAACAATCATTCCCTCGGCAGCTTTCTTACTTTCTGCAACCCGATTAAGCCAACCCTTACCGAACGTAGGAAAAGTAGTAAGGCCACGGTAGAAACTTTCTTTAGCTGCTGAGAAATTGTTAATAAAATCTTCTGCATTTGTATCTTGAATAGCCTTCACGGTTACGGGGCCGATGACACCATCGGCAGTTATATTTAGGGCACGTTGAATAGTTTTGACGCAACGAAAAGAACCAGCATTGACAGCAAAATCAAAGGCAAGATAATCAGCACCGCAAGGCAATTTATCGCCGTGGACAGCATCCCAATATTCTTTCCGGTAGAGTGGCGAAACCATCTCTTTTGTGAGGCTACGCATTGTTGCTTCGTCAACTGGGTGTCCGACATATTGCTCCCACACTCGTTGAGTAACGCCGAGATTCGTTCTTCCGCCGGGGTCTAAAGCGTGGTGGACGTAGCCGCCTTCGTGCTGCAACACCAGTGCCAGCGCCTTCTCAAAGTTACTTTGCATCATCTTCCTTACTAAATTTTATACCCGCCAGCAGTCCGATAAATCCACCAATGATGGTTTGAAACGCTGGCCCAAGCAGCTTGAATATATCTTCGTTGTTTACTTCTTTGTCAAACAATCCAAAGCACAGGGCAAACACCATCCCGCCGATGACTACGCACAGGGTAAAACTTACCATCGTTGTAACCACAAAAGTTAATTTGTCGTTCATCTGTTGCTCTCAGAACTTTTTATTTTTTCAACTGACCGCATCGCCCCTAGACCCAACATACCCATCAAAATCTGCAAAGTTAAGTCAGTGCTGATGACCGGAAACTCGCCGGTATACCCAAACCAGACCTTGGCTATAAACCTTGCAAACGGTTCAATCAACGAGGCATACGCCAGCCCTGCTCCACACACCCAACCGATACCGGGTCGCCACCCCGCTACAAACCAATTCGTTGACTTAGCTTCCTCAACATTTACCTGAAGTTGAAGTTTAGCTAAGTCAGTCTCAGACGCAAGCAGTGCTAGTTCCCCATTCTGCTGCATCTTCAGCAGTTCTAACTGAGCAGCGGCGGCAGCGGCTGGGTCTGGAAACAGCCTGTTTATGATGCCCTTGCCAATCTCAAGAATGGGGGCAATAAAGAGCGGGTTCAAAAGTTACCGCCTACAGGATTCAATACGCCAACCGGCGCATCAGTAACAATCTTCGCACCCGGCTTGATATGTCCATTAGTAGCTGGTGATTCATTGATTGGGCCGTAACAGGACGCAAGCTGCACACCGTTGGTTTTCTTCGCTTGCTTGTCGCACAAGAACGACCACTGGTTCGACATACCCGAATCTTTGCCGAGGATGAAGGTTCGCTCCACCAAAGGCGCAACTGCCCAACTAGGCGCTTGTGGCGCTTCGCTAACAGTGGAAAACAGGCTCCATACTTTACCGGCAGGAGCATCGCAGGAGTTATTCATCAGCGCACCGTTGGCTACGCTGCGCCCCGTCAGGATTGGACAGACAGCCATGCCCTCTTGAAACACCTTACCTTTAACTGTTATTGCCCTGCCTGTAGGCGTGGAGCCACTCGCGGCGCACAGTGCATACTCACCGTTACACATCATAAGGTCAGGGCTTGTAGGCTTTTCCCATTGACCAAAACCGACGTATAGCGCAACGCCACTAGATACGAAAATAACCGGCAGCATCAGGAGCAATAAAAGTTTTTTCATTTGTCCACCTTTGCGTCTAGTTTCTCAAATATCCTTTCCAACAATGCTTTGATTTCCCTGATGTCCTCTTTATAGTCGTCTTTTGCAACGTACTCTTTGGGCAAGTCTTCACGCAACGCTGCAAGGTCGGCTCGTAACTCTTTAACCGCGCCCCACAGTTCCCTTGCAAACCAGCCGAGGATTGCAAAGCCGCCACCTATCAGCGCGTTTATTAGTTGTTGGTTTTCCATTATTTAGCTTCCGGTGCTG